CTATCGAGCACGACATCAAGGGTGCAGCCGTGACAACTTACAGTGGTACAAACATAACAGTTGGTGGTACTGGTGGTATAGGTTCAGACAATGCGACCTACACACCGACAACCAACGCAGCAGACTGGGATCTACAGATTACAACCAGAGAAGCTGGAACAATAGAAACAATCTCAATAGAAAGAGAAATAGAAACAGACAGTACCACTACATCCTACTCTATCTTCTCTCAATAACTTCACCTGCTTTTGCAGAGGGAGAGACACATAATAATAGTAATCCTGTGGCAGCTGCTACGGGAAATGTTACCAATCAGGCAGTACAATTTCAGAATAATGGTGCACAAAGTAGGCAATACTTTGGCCCAAATATAAGTTGTAATGGTAGTACAATGACATTCCAGCCTTTTTATATGGGTAATCATTCTAAACCACTTGATGAGTTTATGCAGCCTACTGGCTACACCCTAGCAGAAAACTGGGGGTTCCAAATTAATTTTATGGTACCCCTAGACAAATCAGGTTACAAACAGTGTAAAGAGATTGCCAAACGGCACGAAGAAAAGATGAGGCTCGACTACGAGCTTGTACGTGCACTTAAATGTGCAGAGTTACAACAAAAAGGGTTTACGATACGCCCTGGAACCCGTGTCTATGGCATGTGTTCTGACATCGTACCTATACAATCGTTAATTAAAGAAGATGTTAGCACTACTAAAACCAATCGTTTTAACTTTTTTAAAAAGTGAGAAATTTAAATTATTTGTAATTGACTTACTAGAAAAGTTATCCAAAGAAAGCGATAATGACCTTGACGACAAGGCAGTAGAATTTATTAAGAGAGGATTAAAAGTTGAGTAAAAGAGCAGGAGAAGAACAGTTTAACGAACTACATAAGTTAGTTACAACTGAGCTTATAGACAGAATACGTAGCGGTGAAGCTACTACCGCTGACCTAAAAGCTGCTGCTGATTGGCTCTATAAAAATGATATAACAGGTGTAGCATTTGACACGTCACCTTTAGCAACTCTTGCAGATATTATGCCAGATGTTGATTTTGATACAGTACAAAAATCGGTAATTAAACGTGGCTCCTAAAACTGCAAAAAATCCAAAGAAAACAGCGAGGTTTTATCGTGATAATCCTAAGTCAAGGGCGAAAAAAAATGCAGCTCAACGCAAACGTAATAGAAGCCCAGAAAATAAACAATACCGTGCCGAACTTAATGCAGCTCGAAGAAAAGCAGGTGTGTATGGCAAAGGCGGTAAAGATTTTTCACACACTAAATCAGGAAAATTAGTCAGAGAAAACCCATCAACAAATAGAGCAAGAAATCGTGGTAGAAAATGATACCAGTACTTCCTACTTATAAAGATTACACATACAACTTAATAGTCATGACATCAACAGACGCTAAAAAACTCTGGAGAAAAGCTATTAAGGAGGCAAACAACTATGAATGTATTTACTGCGGAGAAAGACACAATGAATTTGATCTTACCATTGACCATGTACGCCCCAGATGTTTGGGAGGTAGTCACATGTCTAAAAACTGCGTACCTGCGTGTAGACGATGTAATCAAGAAAAAGGAAGTATAGATTGGTTAACGTGGTTTCGTGCTACGTTCCCGCCAAACCCTAACAGAGAACATCTTATCAGAACTTGGATTAGTGAACAAACTATTTAACACAAACAAGCTATTACTACAAGAGTTAAAAGATATTGCAAACGCTACGCCACGCCCATTTCGTTGGGCTATGGTGTGGTTTTTGTTATGGCTAGAACCTCAATATGTAGAATATAAAGCAAAAAAAGCTGTAGATGATGCTGTGAAGGAATATAAACGGCTGTGTGATTGGTGTGAAGATTATCGAACAGATTATAGCGTAACTATCACACCATCTGACGTAAAAAACTTGCAAAACATGAGTATTAACTATGACAGAGACACCGATAAAGAAACCCCGTGTGATATATAACACCAATAACCGTCTTACAAATTTTTTAAAAGAAAAAGAGGGGTTTGAACCAAAACCATACCTAGATCCAGCAGGATTGCCCACGATAGGCTACGGTACCAGATATTATGAAGATGGTACTGAAGTAACTATGGATGATGAAGAAATAGACGAAGCTAGGGCTACAGAGCTTTTAACTACCTATATGGAGTCAACAGCTAACGAATTAATGAATATGCCAGGTTTTGATAAGTTAAATCCAAACCAAAAAGATGCTATTGTTTCTTTTGGCTACAACTTTGGACAAAATTTTTACAAAGACAAAACTAACTTTGGTATTATATCTGGTGCAGTAGAAGATAACGATTTAAAAGCAATTAAAGATGCTTTTGAATTGTATGTAAATGTTGCAGATGACGAAGCTGAAAAGGGGTATAGCGAGTCACCAGGTCTTGTTGAAAGACGTAAACAAGAAGTAAAAATGTTTGACGAAGTTTACAATATTACCTCACCAAAACCTAAAAGTATATACGACAACTATGTCAACACCGAAGAGACAGAAGAAGAAAGTCTTATCATTGGAAGATAGACTAAAAAATGATTTTAGGTATTTTTTAACAGCAGTATGGACACATTTAAACTTACCAGCCCCAACAAGGGCACAACTATGTATAGCGGAGTATTTACAACATGGGCCTAAAAGACTTCAAATTCAAGCGTTTAGGGGTGTGGGTAAGTCTTGGATTACTGCTGCATTTGTTCTTTGGACTCTTTTCAATGACCCTGATAAAAAAATTATGGTTGTCTCCGCAAGTAAAGATAGAGCAGACAGCTTCTCCATCTTTTGTCAAAGATTAATTGTAGAAGTACCTTGGTTATCAAAACTAAAACCTAAAAACGATGACCAAAGATGGTCACGTATATCATTTGATGTAGGGCCAGCAGCCCCGCACCAAGCACCCTCAGTTAAGTCTGTGGGTATAACAGGACAGCTTACAGGATCTAGAGCCGACCTAATGGTACTAGACGATGTAGAAGTCCCTAACAACAGTATGACGGAGCTACAACGTGAAAAACTCTTACAACTTGTTACTGAATGTGAGTCTATTCTTACTCCTAAACGTGACTCTCGTATTATGTTTCTTGGGACTCCTCAAACGACATTCACCGTCTATAATAAGCTAAGAGAACGTAGCTATAGACCGTTTGTCTGGCCAGCTAGGTATCCCCGCAAACTAGCTATGTATGACGGGTTATTGGCACCACAGCTGGTTGAAGACCTAGACAAGAAAGACATGGCTTGGCAGCCAACCGACACAAGATTTAAAGAGGAAGACTTACTGGATAGAGAAGCATCTATGGGTAGATCTAACTTTATGCTGCAGTTTATGTTAGACACTACACTGTCTGACGCAGAAAAGTTCCCATTAAAGTTTGCAGACCTCATCATTAACCCTGTAAATGCCACACATGCACCAGAAAACATTATTTGGTGTTCTAGTCCAGACAATATAGTTAAAGACCTACCTTGTGCGGGGCTCCCAGGAGACTATTGGTACAGTCCAATGCAGGTTCAAGGTGAATGGGTAGAGTATACAGAAACTATATGCAGTGTAGACCCCTCTGGAAGGGGCTCAGATGAGACTGTAGCATGCTTCTTATCACAGTTGAATGGTTTTATATACTTACACGAAATATACGCTACTAGAGACGGTTATAGCGACAAGACATTATTAGAGATTTTAAGGAGATGTCGTAAATATGATGCGAATACGCTGCTCATCGAGAGTAACTTTGGCGATGGTATTGTATCAGAGTTATTTAGAAAACATTGCCAGACAACAAAGACAAACATTAACATAGAGGAAACTAGAGCAAATGTCAGGAAAGAAGATAGGATTATTGACAGTCTTGAGCCTGTGTTTAATCAGCACAGGTTGGTTGTTGATCCCAAGGTTATTCAATGGGATTATGCGTCAAATGCTGATGAGGCGACTGAAAATAGATTCCAATATATGCTTGCTTACCAAATCAGCAGGATGTGCAGAGAAAAAGGTGCCGTTCGACATGACGACAGGATTGACTCCCTTGCCCAAGGAGTTAAATGGTTTACAGATGCCCTTGCCATCTCAGCCACCCAGCAAATAAAAGACAGACGAAGAGAAGAGTGGTTAGACCACTTAGAAGCGTGGATGGATGATCCTCAAGCTGAAGCTAACCATATGGTATTAGGTATGGATTTAGACCAACGTAAAGAGGCTAGAGGATTGTCTGGAGGGCATGATATAACTTGGATGTAGAGGAACCCCACCATAATACACGGGGAAGTGGTGCTCCTCGTGGGTGGAAACAGCGGTCAAGAGGGTGAGAAGTAAAATTCTCCCCTCTACTACACGAGGAACCCGCTCGTGCTATATTTAACATACTCATACTAACCCTATACTACCTTTGTACTGTTTGTACTGTACGTAGGGGGGCTTGAGGGGTGTCTTAAATTTTGGCAAAATTGTTTGTGGGGGTTTAACGATGTACGTTTCCAGGCGATCCCCCCGCACGGTGGTAGTACATTCGTACTGTCAAGAGTATTTATACCTATTTGTGGGGAAATAAACACTAAATGTGGAGGTTCGGTAATCCGCAGCTGCCAGCATTTTGTGCCGTTGCTAATGGCACTTTGTGGGGATATCAACACGTCCAAACATCTGTGAGTGACTGGTTTCTTGCTTCAAGCTGGGTATTAGTTACAATGGAATATAACTAAATGTAAAGATGACCCACACACACTATATATACAAAATGAGTATAAATACCTATATGAGTAATAATACCTATAGAACACATGTACTATACACCTAGAAAAAATTCACCATCACGGCTCTAGTTCAAACAATAGATAAGAGGGTAACATATATTTTTTATTTTAGTTAAATATATTTGAATCAACATATTTGAATAGATTGCTTGACATCTTGCCAAGGATGAGGCAATAATAGGGCATGACCAACTAACAAAGGTTTTTAATCAAGTTAATTAATTAAGTCATTTATTTACCGACACATTAAATTAATTACTTGACATTCTCAAAATCTTAGCTAGGGTTAAATCAAGCAAATCAATTCAAGGAGGATTCAACAACTACTTATGACATACGCTCAGTTGAGCGTTAATGCAAGAGAGATAGTCGCCAAGTTCACATTAGCTACATCGCAAGAAGTACAGCTCGGTGTTGACTGGTACAAATCAGCTCTCAACATAGCAGGTCGCATAGCGTCCAAGTATCACATACGTGTTGAAGTTGCTGCAGGTGTCATCGCTGCATTATCGCCAAACAATCGCTGGGAGCGTAACATCATTGACGCTGAAGCCATCATCAAATGTTGGGCTGCAGGCGGTACAGATGAGGACATCCTGGCTGTGAAGTGCTGTACCTATACGGCAATGCGACAGAAAGCACTTGACATTCTAACTCGTGACATTCCAATAGTTGAGATTCTCAACGGTGCTAAAATCATAGAGTTCTTCAACTGCATCACCAACCCACAGTTAAATGACGTATGTATTGACGGTCACGCCTATAGTGTCTGGTTCGGTCAACGTCTAACAATGAAAGAGGTGCCTAACATTGGTAAGAAGTTACGCCAACAAATCAAGACTGATTATGTCGATGCGACTAGCTTTATCAATGAGGAACTAAACGAATCCTATTCACCCGCTGACATTCAAGCGATTACGTGGGTTACTCACAAACGTATTTATGGAGTCTAATGACTACTAAACAACTTACACTCATGCCCATCCTTGACGGAGCTGTATTCGTCAACAAAGAGGTTATTAATGACCCTGTTCTATTATCCGTACTAACTGACATTCATGACAGAAACTACCAATTTCCCACCCAAGAAGTCGAGCGATGGTACTTCGATACCGTCAAAGGACTCTCACGTACTCCCAGACGATGTTCTTAAAGCCATCCAATACTTAGAATACAGACGGCTACGACATAAGCATCCGCACTGCTAGGCAGTAGCCACCAATTCACAATCACGCACGGACACAATTCCAGGGGTATTTGCCGTGCGATAAAATAAACACCATGAACGTATTAGACCTATTCTCAGGCATCGGTGGGTTTGCTCTAGCAGGTGACATGCTCGGAGGCTTTACAACTAAACAGTTTGTAGAGATAGACCCATACTGTCGGCAAGTACTAAAAAAGAACTTTCCTGACGTGCCTATTCATGACGACATCACAACCTATGACACATCCTTCCAATTCGGTGAGTTCGACCTCATCACAGCTGGATTTCCATGCCAAGATCTCAGTATCGCAGGACGCCAAGCTGGACTCGAATCAGGTACAAGATCAGCCCTGTTCTATGAAGTCATCCGTATTGCTCGGCAAGTTCGACCTCGATTCATCCTATTTGAAAACGTTAGAAATCTATTGTCTCACCAAGACGGGGAAACGTTCCAAGAAGTCCTCTTTCAAATTGCCAAAGCAGGGTATAATGCGGAATGGGGAGTTGTATCAGCTGCAGACGTGGGAGCGTGTCACAAACGAGAACGAATGTGGATTATTGCCTACGCCAACGACCCAAGATACCATCGCCCATCCAAACGCCAAGTTGACGCCCAACGGCAGGAGGCTATGCAACAACGGAAAATCCCACAGCTTGAACCTACAAGACAGGCTGACACTACCCACGCCAACAGCGAGAGACTACAAGGACAGTGGGGACAATATGAACTACGAGAAGGCAGCCAAAAAATACCGATTGGCTGGCGTCCTCAACCACACACACTCGACCCAGACTGGCGAGGGTATGAATCTCAACCCACACTTTGTCGAGGAGATGCAGGGTTATCCAATAGGGTGGCTCGTCTAAAGGCACTAGGTAACACCATATGTCCGCAAACCGCAACAATTCCACTCGGACGCATCAAGGAGCTTGACGTTCTCCTCCAGCATAACTAATATGTTGGATGAGGGTCTCATATCCCTCCTGTTCACCATCACACAGCTGCACCATGCAACCCAAATCACGCACCTCAACATGTGTCAAGTCAATAGACGTTGACCCACTAACAGGCACAGCTATTGTTGAGTTCTTGACAGATACACGCTATGAGTACACCAACGTATCTCGTAGAGCTATTGCTAACCTATTGTCACAGCCAAACATGAGCCTAGGATTCTGGGTCAATGCTAACTGTAAAGCTAAAGGCGTTAAGTGCAGAGAGATCACACCAGTCTCAGTGTACAAGCACAAGCTTGCAAAGGTTAGAGTTGTTAAACAACCTACACTTCCAGCCATTTATTCATGAGTTCACACACTATGACCGTCACATTTGACAAGGCTGTATCCTCCTCCATTTTGGAGGCAGGGTACAACTACAACCCATCAAGCAACAACACCATAACCGTTGACTTCGATCAAGATGGTAGAGACATCTACGACATTCTCAGAGACGCAGGTTTAGAACACCTGTCCGATGAGGTGATTTACACCAACTACTATGCCGAGTGCCTCTAAACAATGCAAAGAGTGCAAAGAGTTCAAACACTACACCGAGTTCCCACTATTTAGCACTCAGGGAGCAGGTCGCAAGAATACTTGCAAGTGTTGCTCCAACAAACAAGCGACAGTCAGACGCAGACTGAGACGCAATCATGCAGTGCCAAATCCAGGCGACTGCCCAGCTTGTGGTAGGCATACCACGAAATGGGTTCTCGATCATGACCACAAAACTGACAAGTTCAGAGGTTACATATGCGATGCGTGTAACGTAGCCTTTGGTAAATTTGACGATGACCCTGCAACTATGCAACGCTCACTTACATGGCTTCAATCACATGGCTAATTCCACCAAAACTGACCAATACATCAAGACCTTTGATGCTGTTGATGATCCAATCGTTTACACACTCGTACGTGTAAGTCCATACACAATGGATGATATGTTACTAGGTGTATTCGATAGCAAAGAGTCTGTATTATGTAGACTTGCCCGCATCATGGACAGACCTGCAAATGATGAGCAGTTCAAGATTGAGACACACAATCTCAGGAACCTCAAGCAAGAAAAGGATCTAGACAGATGACTGAGTACAATGACCTCATGCAACAAGCGGAGGAGCATAACAAACAACTCTACCGCACCAAGGACATCAATGTTGCCGACTGCCTTACATGGGAAGACAGAGACCACATTGCAAAGATCATTGATGCACGAGTAGCCAAAGAGTATGGCGACATGTATCCATTCAAATGGTCAATGAACATCTCAGGACACTTTATTTGTTAATTATGAGTACACCACACGCACAAGAACGCCTTGAAGATATCTTTGAAGAGGTCAAGGCAGCCTTCCCTTACTATGATGAGGACAAGCAAATTGAAATTGCAAACAAACGATTCGAGGACGAGCTTATATGAATGAATTATTCACTCAGCTTATCGCTTTCTGGATTGTTCCTATGAGCTTTATCACAATCATCGCTTCCATCATACGCAGCAACCCTTCCGACTCTTACAGATATCAGTACACATGGCACGACCAGACCCATTCAAAAACAGAATCAGTGAACTCAACAAGTGGGAAGCAACTGACGAGTTAACTCAAGTGACCTTCGATATGGGTCACGAGGCAGCCCTTACCTGGGATTTGCCCGCAGCCTACGTGTGTGTCGTCCGAGCAGTAAAGCAGGACGGCACCATACAGGAAAGAGCATACAGACAAGCCAACGCAGCGAAGCGTTACATGAAAGGTCTACTCATGAATGATGACGACTACGTAGTAATGACTGGCAACGCTGTACTGGATACACAAACTGACATTCCATGAATCCACACGATCTATCTGAGCTATTGTATAGATTAGGTTACTATGTTGATGATGAGACTGGAGAAGTCATGATCGAACTTGATCCATGTGGCCCTCCTAAAATCGACAAGTTCCTAACTACATTAGCCGTTGAAGGTAAGTTAATTACCAAACGCAATGCAGAGTTTGAACTAGGTTTTTACCTACCAAACTGGAGATGTTTTAACAACATGCACGAGTATTGCAAAGTATTTCCAAACGAACCACAATGCAAGGACTATGACATCTAACCTAACACAACGACAAATTGACCATCTCGATGACTACGAGTACTCCCTATTTCTAGCCTATGGTGACTCATTCAAACCTACAAAGACAGTTCCTGCTCGAACAGGAAGCAATCAGCTGTGGGAGACAAAGGCTGCACGATTCCATAGAGAAACTCGAAAGCAAATCCTACGCTTCCGCAAGCGTGTACGGGGTGTCATCAATCAGAGAGGCATTACCTCATTTAGTGAAGACTGTTGATGAAACTTTCTACAAGCTAAAGAATGGACAAGCTGGTAAGTATTACGCTGAAATAAGCGAACATCTCGACCAACTTGAACCACTTGCAATCTCAACCATCATCCTCAAGATCACATTTGATAGGGTGTTCAGTACACTCAAAGGGGCAAACCTAGTGACACCAACAATAGTTGCGATAGGTTCAGCACTGGAGGCAGAATGTAAGTTCCGCTGGTACAAATCGGAATATCCAGGATTGATGACATACATTGATAACAAGTACTTTCACGAGGCTTGTGGCACAGCACAGAAACAAGTCATTGCAAGCCAAAAATTTGGTGAGCGTGGCATACGATGGAAGAGCTGGAGCATCAAGAGTAAGGCATCACTCGGAAGATGGGGGCTGTGTATAGTCATGGAGACCACCAACTGGTTCACCATCAACAAGCGTAAGACCCACCGCAAGCGTTATGAATACAGGGTAGTACCCACACCTGAGTTCAACGAAAGACGCACAGAGCTGATTAAATCAGCCGAGCTATTCGCTGGTATACCTTGGCCTATGCTAGTGGTACCAGACGATTGGGGGTACAATGAAGAAGGTGAAATCATCTACGGTGGCTATCTTACCAACCGCATGATGAGGGGTCACGATCTAACAAGAAAGGGCAACCCCACCATAATACACGGAGAGACTCCAATGAACTTTTTAAACAAGTTACAGCGGGTGAAATACTGTGTAAATCTTCATGTACTGGATGTAGCAGAGGAGATGAGGAGTAGAGGTAGAGTAATAGGTAAGTTTATACCTATAAGCCCCGCCACTAAACTACCACGTCCCGCTGATGCAGATGATAACGAGCAATCTAACCTAGCTTGGAGACGAGCTATGGCAGAAGCCTACAACGCTGATCGTATCAACTTCAAGAGATCGGTCAGAACCAGAACACAATTAGAGGCAGCTGAGAAGTTTAAGGATGATGTCTTTCATCTCTGTTGGTCGTTTGACTACAGAGGCAGAGCATATCCCATACCAGCATTCCTCACACCACAAGATACAGACTTTGGTAAAGCACTACTAAGGTTTTCAGATGAGGCTAGTGTGACAGATGAAGCAGAGTTATGGTTGTCTTTCCAAGTAGCCACAACATATGGCTTAGATAAATGCACACTAGAGGACAGACACCAATGGGTTGCTGAAAACACTGACCTCATCACTAAAGTTGGCACCGACCCTATAAGATATTTGTCTGACTGGGAGAGTGTCGAAGAACCTTGGCAGTTTATGGCAGCATGTCATGAGTACTACCACTGTTGTATCAAAAAAGACAAAGAGACTACAGGTCTAATGGTTGCAGTAGATGCAACATGCTCAGGTCTACAAATACTAGCAGGTCTTGCTAGAGATCGTAGTACTGCAGAGCTTGTGAATGTTGTACCTAGTGACAAACCTAGTGACGCATACCGAGCAGTGGCAGATAAGGCTAAAGAGTTTCTCCCTAAGTACATGCACCCTTGGATGGACAGAACCGTGTGTAAACGCACAGTGATGACCATACCCTACAATGCTACTAAAGATAGTAGTCGCAAGTACATACGTGAGGCATTACTTGATAAGAACATAGATCCAACTAAAGATGAACTAACTCAGATAGTTAATGCTGTCTATCAGAGCATGGACTCAATAGTGCCAGGGCCTATGCAGGTAATGAGATGGATTAAGAAGCATGTCGGACTTTACATCAGAAATGGTGCTAAAGAAGTTCAATGGGTCACACCATCTGGTTTTATTGTCAACCAAAAAAGGGATGACATAGAAACTACAAGGATGGAGCTACAGCTACTAGGACGTACAAGTATTAGACTACCTAACGGTAAATCTACGCCAAGTCCTAATAAGCATAAGTCAAGCACTGCCCCTAACTACATACATTCATTCGATGCTTCGATCCTTCACAGATCATTTACAAAGTTCGATGAACCATTCACAGTTATCCACGATTCTGTTCTATGCAGAGCAGGAGACATGGGAACACTCAATCGCCTTGTGCGAGAAACCTACACCAATATCTTTTCCGAAGAATGTTGGCTCTCTCGATTTGCAGAGACAATACAAGCTTCCGAACCACCACCAATCGTTGGTACATTAGACCCAAAAGTCGTTTCCAATTCCACCTATTTTTTCTGTTAAACATGGCAACCACCTACGTAACACCCAACCCTGTCACACTTGATGGCTTCCAAGCTATCCTCAAAGCAGGTGAGTGGGGCTACAAACTATCCGCACTCGTAAAAGAGGATCTTGTAAATCAACTTGAAGAAGAGCGTGAATCAGCTCTAGAATGGGCTAGAAGCAAGGCAAAAAACCCAAAGAGGGTTACAGTCAAACCTGAGCCTTGGGAAGAGCTAGACAATGATAAAGGTACATATCACATTCGTTTCAGCTGGAGAGATGGCGACAAGATATTCCCTGTTGTTGTTGACACAGAAGGAACACAGATAAAAGATACAGACACACCAATCTATAGCGGAAGTAAAGTTAAACTAGCTTTCTTCCAAAAGCCATATGTCCTACCAAGCGGTGACATTGGTACATCATTAAAACTAAAGGCAGTACAAGTTGTTAGTCTTAACAGCGGAGCTGGTGTTGTTGACAATGGTGACATGTCGGCAGATGATGCAGCCGAGTTATTTGGTAGTACGAAAGGGTTTAAGGTCGAGGAGCCAAATGTTGATGCAACACCTAGTTCTGTTGAACCTGACGATGACTTCTAATGAGAAGTAAGTTAGAGGAAAACATAGCAGACTTGTTTGAAGAGCTCAATGTGGATTATGAGTATGAATCTGAAAAGTTATCATACGTCATCGAGGCTAAATACATTCCTGACTTTAAGGTTGGGGATGTATACCTCGAAGCTAAGGGCTACTTCCCATCCGACCAAAGACGTAAGATGAAGGCTGTCAAGAAAGCTAACCCTGACTTAGACATCCGTATCATCTTTCAAAACCCCTTAACTAAAATATCCAAGCACTCCAAAACATCCTATGCGATGTGGGCTGAGAAAAATGGATTTCCTTGGTGTGTATATTATGCAATCCCAGTTGACTGGCTCAGATGAATCAAC